CGGGAATACAAACTTTCCGGTATATTAATTATACACTGCTATGCAACAGTGTTGTTGGTGATCAATCCAACGAAAATCCTAGATCTCCAGTACGAGCCATCGTATCGACCAGACGTGACATCTGGCCGACAGGACCTGGCAAGTAACCGGCGACCCGGGTGACCCTTGTTAACCACTTCCGCACATTCTCCCAGAATGTGGCATTTTGCGCAGCTTTTACTGCTACGGGAAATTGGTGGTGAAAGGCCTTCAGCAACTCGAGAGCTGCTGGATCAGCGGGGGGGGACAGGTGGGAATAATTCCACAGGATAGACGTGGAGGGAACCACATATTCAACGCAAGACCAAGTCCTAATGCGCATGCTTTGACCAGCAGCGCGACTTGGCATACGTACGACGTTAGTCTCCAAGGAACCAAACCCAGCAAAGTAGTTGGGAAGGATGATCGAACAAAAGACATGTCCGTTCATCGAATTTGGTGAGGAGTTTTGCGCGTTCAAGAATATTTGACGCAGGCTGAATTCCAGATTGATCGGAATAAAGGGGTAGTCTGCTTGTTGATTAAACGCCGTCATGTAGATACCGTCTTTCACGGCTTCCACATAACTCGGTTGAGTCGTATACAGACCATCCCATCCGGTAATGATCGGAACATCCAGCTGGGTGTCGATGGATCCCACCGCGAAGAAATCTTCGTGGAGGCGGCCTAGACCAAGGTCGAGCTTGTAACCTTCGATTGAACCTGACCATGTCATGTCGTTGGCGGTGTTGACGAACTCTATAGCGTTAGACGCTATTCTGAACTTCTCCACCACTTTTTGCATCTGGGTATCAGTCGGAAACAGAGTATCCGCATCTGAGTACCACACAGGGTTAAAGTTAATGTCGGTCAATCCGGTAGTACCAGCTGGAACCTGGGCCCACATATAGGCCAGCCCCGGGATAGGGGGCTGGACAAAATAGTAGTCCTGGTCCGCACTGTAAGCAGGGAGACTGGACACAGATGTGACTGTATCAACAATAACTCTCCCATCGTACTCGTCGGGTATTCCTTCAAAATTAATCGCTCCAGTTACGAAGTCGCAAGGCGCTGTAACACATTTGAGGAAGGCTGTGCCATCAGGAGTTAATCCTGCTGCTACGCTCTTCTTCTTGGTGTTCTTTCGTCTATTGCGGCGTCGGCGTTTCTTTTCAGAAACACGTTCCACCACAACTTGCACTTTCTTCATCGCTTTCTTCTTTGATCTCTTTGGCATGACAGATTGATAAGTTGTCGGCTTAATTGAGCCCCCGCTCGTGAGAACATGCCACAAAGACGCCGGGGCGGCATCTTCCACGTCATCGCATCCATAGTCCTCATCGCACAGTCTATCAAAGACTGGATCGAAAAGGAGTGTAGGAATCGTCGCGACTGAATCTAACAGAGAATGAACTCTATCGATATCAGTTTTGACAACTCCATAACGCGATTCCAT